TTCTTTGATTTAGTAAGCAATACTGTTACTCATGCTAATCAAATATCAATTATCTGCAATACGGATATTTACTTCAATGCAACTTTACAACTGTTAGACTTTTATGATAGACAATGTGTAGCCTTGAGTAGATGGGATTATAACAGAGGAAGATTAAAGTTGCATAATGAGCGTTATAGTCAAGATACATGGATATTTAGAGGCAAGATTAGAAATGTTAGATTTGCAGACTTTTACATGGGCATTCCTGGTTGTGATAACAGAATAGCTTATGAATTAAACAGAGCAGGTTATAGGTTGTCTAATCCTGCAACAAAAGTGCAATCAATACATTATCATGAGAGCGATATTCATAACTATAATCATGAAACGCCAAAAGTGCCTAGACCATATTTATATATAGAGATAACATGAAAATTTTACTAAGTCCGGGCATTTACTTACCGCACCAGAGAGCAGGATCAGAAATATGTTTGCATCGTATTTGCAAGTATTTAATGAGCAAAGGTCATGAGGTAAAAGCCGTAACTCGTTATCCTGAAAATTACGAATATGAGGGCATAGAGGTTTACTCACAGAAAAAGGATTATAAGGTTTGCCATAATAACTTATGGGATTGGGCAGATTTAGTTTTCTGTCAGCTATCTGGTACTTACTATGCAATGAATAAGCAGAGGCTAAATGATAAGAAGGTTATAAACTTTGCTCATAACAATGCAGGTTATCCTCAAGTCAATATTAGAAAAAATGTATTTACTGTCTATAACTCAGAGCAAACAAAAAAGGAGTTGAACTATTTACAGGAAACATACGTATTATATCCTCCTGTTAATTACAGAGACTTTGAGAATGTAGATACAAGCAAAGCTGAATACATTACGCTGATAAACCATAACGAAAACAAAGGAGGTCAGATATTAATAGAGATAGCAAAGCGAATGCCTAACCATAAATTTATGGCAGTTCAGGGCGGTTACTACCATCAGATAGTAAATGCAAAAGCTAAAAATATTAAATACGTTGGCATTACGGATGACATAAGGAAATATTTAGCAATGACTAAACTGCTTATATCTCCAAGTGATTATGATAGCTACGGCATGGCTCAAATAGAAGCCTTGTGTTGCAATATTCCTGTAATTGCATCTGATATACCGGGATTTAGAGAAAGTCTCTCAGATAGCGCCATATTCGTTAAGAGGAATGATATTGACGCATGGGTTGAGGCAATCAAGAATAGTGAGCAATTATTTAAGGATAAAAAGCCTATTGAGAGGGCAAAGGAATTAGATCCTGTCAAGGAGTTGGCAAAGTTTGAAAAATGGCTAATAAAAATTAGTAAATTAGCGATGAAATAATGGAAGATAAAATAGCGAAGGATAAGCCTTTTAAAAGTAAAAAAGAATATGGATCAATTAAACGTAGTGAGCCTTGCACAAGCGAAGTTGTGGCTGAGGTTAGACGAGGATTACGAATACGAGGATGGATTAATAACTGCATTAATAAAATCTGCGGTCAATCAGGTTGAGCAATACACATTGCAAGTATTATATCAAAGAACATTAACAGAGATAACTGATAGAAAAGGCAGTCTAAGGATTTTTAATTATCCTGTAATATCGGTTGAGGATGTTGTAGATAGAGATAATGTTGCATTAGATTTTATAACAGAAACTAGTCAATGGTATACTGAGGTTTTGATTGATCAGCCCGGATTTAATACTGTCACCTATGTAGCAGGTTATGACTGGGATTATAATGGTGGTTCTGATGTTCCTGATGATATTGAGACTGCGATAAAGGAGTTAATTACTTTTCTTTACGAAAATAGAGATAATCCAAAAGAAGAAATGCCAAAGGTGGTTACTTATTTACTAGCGCCTTATAAGCGTATAACTTTATTCTAATGAATCCGGGCAAGTTAGATAGGCGCATAACGTTTGGAACGTTTTTAAGCGTTGAGAATCAATATCAGGATTATGTAATTACGTTTGTGCCTGTATTAGTTACGTGGGCAAATGTAAAGCCTTTTGATGGCAGTAGACAGTTGGAAGCAGGTGAGCAGGTAATAAATCAAGGTTATAGATTTACTACTCGTTACAGGAGAGATTTTGAGCCTACTAAAGACATGAGGATTTTATATGAAGGCAACTATTACACAATCCATTCAGTTAGGGATTTAGATGATCGAAGGAGATTTAATGAGATATTAGCCAGAGTAACAGATGAAAACTCCCAAAATTGATATTAGTAAACTATTAACTCAAATTAATTCATTTGGTGAGGATGCTAAAAGATCAGCAGTATCTATTACCAATGTAACTGCTGATGATATTGTTACTGATGCAAAGCAAAATTTAACAAATCATAAAACAGTAAATTATGGTCAATTAAGATTGTCAATAGCTAAAACAGAAGCAACAATTCAAGTTAATAGATCTCTAATATTTTCTAATGCTCCTTATTCGGCTTATGTTGAATTTGGTACAGGTACAAAGGTGCAAATACCTGCAGGGTTTGAATCATTAGCTGCTAAATATAGAGGCAAAGGCGGAGGTACTTTTGACCAACTTTTAGAAAATATTAAAGATTGGTGCAGGAGAAAAGGCATTGATGAGAAATTAGCTTATCCAATAGCAGTTAGCATTGTTAGAACAGGAATAAAACCGCAACCATATTTTATACCTGCCTATTTGCAAAACATTCCTATCTATGAAAAAAGATTAGTAAAAACATTAGAGAGAGAAGCTAAAAAATATAATGCCAAAAAATAATTATATTTGATGAAATGAAGGATCCGAATCTATCTGTTTTAAACGCTTATAAAGATGCTTTAGCTAATTTAATAGTTGGAGGCATTGATATACCTGTTTATAGCAAATCTGCTCCTTTAAAAAACGTACCGAAAAAATACGTAATTTTGTCAAGCCAGACAAAGCAACAAAATAAAACAAAGTGCAATTATTGGTATGAATGCACAATGACTGTCCAGATAGTAACAAAGTATCCAAATGGAACAGGTGATTTGAGTTTTGCGATGGTTATAGGTGAAGAGATAGCAGAGTTAATACAAGTAGATGGAATTACGTTAATTGATTTCCACAATGTTGAAACAATGCAAAATTTAAGTACAGAGGTAATTTTAGAAACAGATACGGAAAACGTATTTCAATACATATTAATTTTTAATCATAAACTAAACATCAATTAAAATGGCAGACGAGCAATTTTATTCAGGCAGTTTATTCATGCTATACATCCGTAACTCAGGTACATGGAAACCAGTAGCTTGTTTAACTTCTAACGGAATTTCTGAATCATGGGATTTCGCAGAAACAGTAACTAAATGTGATCCGGGCGTGACTCGCAGAAAACCTACAACTTATTCTTATGAGATTCCTTTTGAGGGAGTTTTTACAGATACAAGCGGTGCAGGTGGCGATACTGCTAAAGCATCATGGGACACTATCAAAAACCTTGCTAGAGCAAAGACTTTGACTGAATACCAGATTGCATTGTTAAAAGAAAATGGAACAGAAGATCCTAACTTTAATGCTCAGTTTGGTGCTGCTTATTTTAGCGCATTAGATATAACAGGTGCTGAAGGTGAGTTTATTACTTTCTCAGGTACTATGTTAGGCGATGGTGATATAACTGAAACTGATCCATACCCAGGTTACTAAATGGAAGGTCATTTAACGTATAAAATCGGTGAAGTTGATAAGCAGTTTTTCTTTGGCAATTATGCTTTAGAGCAGACCTTAAATCATTTTAACGCATCGGTTACTGATTTGTCTGATTTGCTAGGAAAGCAGTTACTGCCATTTCTGCGAGTCTTTATGTACCATGCTGCAAGTTATCCGATACTAAAGAAAGGTGAAATAGTTGATTTTACCGAGTTTGATATACATGAATGGATTGATACTGCAGGAGGTTCTGGAGGTCAATTGATTGTTGTAGTTTCACAGGAAGTATTTAGAGTATTAGGATTAAATACAGAGCAGGTAGAACAAAAAAAAAGCAAAGCGGAAAGTTAAATTGGTCTAAAGATGTGCTAACATTTGCTTTTGGAGAACTGGGTTTGATGCCTGATGACTTTTATGCCCTGACATGGAATCAATATATATTGAAATGTCAGGGTTTTTTTAATAGAGAAAAAAAGGAATGGGAGCGGATAGGATGGGCAACATGGAACGGAATGAGAGTCCATGTAAATAAAGGAATGCCAACCTATAAAAAGTTTATGTCATTTATTTATGAAGATGAGCAGATTAAAGACATGGACAGAATAAAAGAACAAATGAACAAAGCGATGCTTAAATATTTGGAAAATGCAAGGAATTGAGATACCTATTGGTGCGCCTTTAGGGAAATTAGATAAAGATTTAAACAATGCTCAAAAAGCATTAAAAGGGTTTGCAGTTGACGCTGATGGTAATTTAGCATCTGTAGGTAAGAGTATTGCAACTTTAGAAAGGCAATTAAAAACATTTAAGGATGGAATTAAAAACTCAACAGATCCTTCAAGAATATTGCTATTAAATAATGCTATAAAGTCTACTGAATCTCAGTTAAAAAATGCAAGTAACGTAATAAATAATATTGGATTCAATAAATTATCAACTGGCTCAAACTCTGCTGCCTTTGCCTTAACTAATTTAGGAAGGGTTGCTCAAGATGCGCCTTTTGGTTTTATAGGTATTCAGAACAACTTAAATCCATTATTAGAATCCTTCCAAAGATTAAGGTCAGAAAATACATCTGTTGCTGCTACATTTAAAGAATTAGGAGCATCTTTAATAGGTCCTGCAGGATTAGGCATTGCTCTATCATTAGTAACTGCTGCATTTACATTTTATACTCAATATGCTCAAAAGGCTAAGAAAGAAACAAAAGAGTTAGCATCTGCAACTGATGCATTAGCTGCTAGTTCGGCTCAGGAAATTTCTAAATTAACTGTTTTATATGATGCCTCACAAAATCTAAATATACCTTTAGCAGAAAGGAAAAAAATTGTTGATGAATTACAAAAACAATTTCCTCAAACTTTTGGCAATTTATCTGATGAAGCTATTTTGGCAGGTAAGGCGAAAAGTGCTTATGAAGGATTAACTCAGGCAATAATTGATTCAGCGGTTGTAAGAGGTGGAGAGGATATAATAGCTAGTAAAGTAAAAATATTAGCTGCATCTTTAATAGCATTTCAAGATCAACAAAGGAAATTTTCAGAGCAAACAAAAGGAAAAGGATTTTTAAGTAAAAACAATGCATTTAATGTTGATGAAAATGGAGATTTAGAAACTTTAAGCGATTATGAAACTCGCATTAAAAAGGAAATATTAGATGTAAGAAAATCAGTACAAGGTGCAATAGGTAGTTTCTCAGCTGAAAGCATTATTGGAAATGTTGGTGGAGATGCAGCTAAAAAAGAAAAAAAGAAAAAATTAACTGATGCTGAAAAGGCTGAAATTGAATACCAAAAGAGATTAGCAGAAATTAGAGTTGAAGCAGGTAAATTTAATGCTAATTTAATTATTGGTGGAATTGAACGAAATGCAGATGATGAGATTTCTGCCTTAGAAAAATATTTTGCAGGATTAGATAAAGTTTTGAATGAAAATGATCCATTAGATAAATATTTTAAAAAACAAGATAAAGCCAATGTTGAATCATTATTAAGTCCATTTAAAAATTTTAAACTTATATTACAAACTCAAATATTACCTGAGATTGGAAGCTCATTTAAAACATTTTTTGATGATATTTTAATGCAAGGTAAATTTTCATTTGATTCATTAGGTCAGGCAATTGCAGCTTTAGGTCAAGCAATTAAAAATACTTTTTTATCAGTATTAGCTAACGAGGCAACTCAGGGTGTTTTAAATTTGTTAGGACAAAAAACTGGTAAAAATGAAAAAGGTGCAACTCCATTAATATCAGGTCTAGCTAAATTAATAGGAATAGGAGCAGGAGGTGCAGCTGCAGGTGTAGCTACGGCAGGTGCTTTATCTGGAGTTGCAGCATCAACTGGAGGTGTAATTTTAGGCGCACCAATAGCAGCTGCAGGAACAATAGGATTAGGAACAGTTGGAGCAGGAGTGGCAGCGGGTGGAGCAGTAGGCGTAGGAACTGCAGGAGTGGCAGCAGGAACAGTAGCATCAGGTGGTTTGTTATTACCTATTTTAGCAGGTATTGCTGCCGCAGCAGGTATTGTATCATTATTAAGCAAGAAAAAACGAGTGCCAGTTCCACAAGCATCATCAACAATCAGCACAAGCGCAGCAGGATCATCTCAGGACTTTGGAGGTGGCAGAGTTGTATTTGAGATTTCAGGAACTAACTTAATTGGTGTATTAAATAGAGCAGGTGCTAAACTTCAAAGATTCGGACCATAATGTATAACCTTAAATACTTTTTTACCTTTTACGCAGATAGAGATACTAGGATTGAGAATGGTACTCCAGATGATTATACTTGTGATATATCGCAGTTAGATTATGATGGTGAAGTAATAGAAATTCAGGCTCAACAAAATCCTATTCAAATTAACTATCAAAATACTTCAAGCAATAAGCTAGAGGCTATCATAGGTTCAGAGTGTACCTTAAACCTAATAGCAACTGAGGATTTTGAATTAGAGGATTTATATACCGAAAATGAAAGGGAGTTTTTAGTAGAGATATTTAGAAATGGAGGCTTAATTTGGTCAGGCTTTATCATTCCAGATGGATGTCAGGAAGCGTTCACCTTTGCACCTTATCCAATTTCTGTAAATGCCGTTGATGGTTTAGGGTTGCTTAAAAATCTGTCCTATGTCCAGAATGATGGAAATTTCTATTTAGGCAAACAAAGTTTTATAGAGGTTATAAATGCCTGTCTAATTCGATTAGATGCTCCTTCATTGGTCTTAAATACTTGCGTTAATATTTATGAAACGAGCATGACTCAGGGCAATTCATACGATCCTCTGGACATGGCTTTTGTAAATAGTGAGAGGTACATAAAAGATGACCAATTTACTCCAATGAATTGCGAGGATGTACTAAGGTCAATACTAGAGGAATGGACTGCGGTAATGATACAAAGCGGTGGCGAATGGTATATTTATAGACCAACTGAATTGGCTTTAAGTGGTGATTTAGCATTTAGAAAATATTTAGATGGGCAAAGAGTTTATGATCAACCAACTGTTACGATTGACTTAGATGCTACTTTAGGAGGTGAGAGCGAGGGCGTAATTGCATCGCCTTATTTCCATATCAATACTGACCAAATGAAGATGATTGATAGACCATATAAAAATGCGTCTATGGCTTATCTGTATGGTAAACTTGAGAATACAGATGAGAAATTAGCAAATCCAAATCTAACAGGAGCAGGTCAAAGTTGCGGAGGCGATCCGATTGGTCCTTGTGATAGCGTGACTATTCCCGGTTATACTAAAACAGGCACAATGTATGCAGGTTTAATAACTGGTGGCGTAGTCTTTTATTCAGATGAAGGTACTTATCCGACATTGACTAACTATTATCAAAATAATAATCTAATACCTGTTACGGCTAATTTTACAGTTCAAGAGAGATTAAAGTTTATCATTGAATATGAAAATTTAAATCCTGCTTTTACTACGGATATGAATTTTGTCATTAGTTTATTTGATGGATTAAGCACCTATTATTTACAGGCAGATGGAAGTTGGGCAAATACTCCAGGCGTTCCGGGAATAAATTATTATCAGATCAGGTCAACAGTTGGAGGAGGTACGGAAACAATTATATCTAATGCCGTTCCAATTAGCGGAAATGTTACTTTTAGAATATTAGCGCCTTCAGGTACTGTAAATGATATAGTTTATACTCGGATTTCTGCTTACGTATTTTTAGACTTTGGGGATGAGATTGGTGAGATACATACGGCTACGCAAACAGATAAATTTACTTTTGTGCCTGAGACTATCAATGTATTTAATGGTGATAGTCCTAATGTAATGTATGTAGGTGCTATTTATCAGGATGATGAGGTTACTTTAACAGAACGATGGGTAAGGCGTGGAATATCTGAGAGTATATTAGCAGAGCCTTATGAGGTTAATAAGGAATTTCTAAGGATTGCAGTTGAAGAAAAACAGAGGTTATATGCAGGACCATTTGTAAGGTTTGAGGGTTCTATCTTTGGATATTTTAATCCTGTCACTAGATGGTCAATTAACTCAATTACAGGGTACTTTATGAATCTAAGTTTAAACTATGATTTGCAACAGAATATCTGTAAAGCAGTTTTAGGGAGAATTGTAAATGAAGAGATAGCTTTAGATTATGTTAAAACTCCAGATTATGGAGCAACAACTCGGGTAACAGTAAAAGGAACGCCATGATGTTATACATAAATGATATACCGGTAGGGTGTTTAACCTCTGTAAGTAGATCAGAGCAGATATCTTTTATAGGTACTTGCAAGACTACACAGTCAGGCGCTCAGGCTCAATTAGGAAGGCTCTACACCTACTCAATTCCTTTTGAGGGTGTTATGACTACAGATAATAGTATAATGTCATGGACAGGCTTAAAAGCGTTAGAGAGGATTAAGGTAAATTGGGAAATTGTTGGTCCTGATATTGAATCAGGGCAAGGATTCATTGAGAATCTTGAGATATTGGGTGAGGTTACAGATTTTATAAAATTTAGTGGGAGTATAACAGGCTATGACTAATTTAATGCTTTACATCAATGACTTGCCAGTAGGTTGCTTATTAAGCAATAGCTTGAGCGAATCTATTAGTTTTATTAAGACTTGCAAAAGCACAGAGGAAATGGGACAGAAGCAGTTAGGTCAGTTGCATTCTTATTCTGTAAATTTCGAGGCGGTTTATGCCGTAGATCAGGCAATCATAGGATGGAATGATATTAAGGATTTAGGCAGGTCTAGAAAGATGATGGATTGGTCTATGGTAAACCTAGATACAAACGAAGGAGATGCAGGAGAGGGATTTTTAGAGAATTTGGAGATAACAGGAACATCAGAGGATTTTATTAAATTTGCAGGAACGATAACAGGATATGGAGCAATAATTGATTCTAATCAAATATTCTACGTTTGGGCATCTGATACTGATACCTATGTTGATAATGGCGGTGATGAATATGTACTTGTAAATTAAAAGATATGCCAGTTATAAATGGAGTTTATTTAAAGGATTTTGCTGCTTTACCTAGCGCAGTAGTTGATGCTAACATCATACCTATTGCAATCTCAGGCGATCAGGTTGCTTACAGAACAACTGTTGGAGGGATTGTGACAGATGCTAGAGTGACTAGTAAACTATTGACAGGCTTATCGGTCACAGGTGGCGCTATTGCGTCAACCGATACTATTCTACAAGCATTTGGCAAAGTCCAAAACCAGATCAATAGCAAAGTGAGTTCCGTTGGTTTAACAATGCCTGCTGCTTTTAACGTAGCTAATTCACCTATAACAAGCGCAGGGACTTTAGCAGTAACGGCAGCAGGCGTAGCATCTCAGTACATTAGAGGTGACGGCGCTTTAGCTGATTTTCCTACAAATGGGGGCGGTGGCTCATCAGTTTCCTATTACCTAAACGGCTCAGTCAATCAAGGTACTTTTGTAGGCAATACGTACTACGAAATGAATAAGACGCCTGTCATTGGTACAGGTACTGATTTTACTATCGCAGCTGATGGGTATATTGCTCAGTTTATAACAGATGCTAATGACCCTGCAGCTTTATTAATACCGGGCGGAAATTGGAACGTAGAGATGTATTTTAGTGCATCATCTAGCGGTGGTACGCCATCATTTTACGTGGAGGTCTACAAATATAACGGCACTACATTTACGCTATTAGGCACAAGCTCAGCTACGCCAGAGGGCATAACAAACGGTACGGCAATAGATATTTATTATACATCAGTTGGTATTCCTGAAACTGTTTTGACCATAACAGATAGGTTAGCAATTCGTGTTTATGTTACCCATTCAGGCAGGACAATTACCTTGCATACTGAGGATAATCATTTATCAGAGATAGTTACAACTTTCTCAAATGGTTTAACGGCGCTTAACGGATTAACCAAACAGGCTCAGTATTTTGCAACAGGAACAACCGGGACTGATTTTAATATTTCAAGTTCGGTAGATACGCATACGTTTAATATTCCGAGTGCTAGTGCAAGTAATAGAGGTTTAATAACCACAGGAGCGCAAACGATAGCAGGAGCAAAGACTTTTAATGATAATATTAGCGTATCAACATCAACTGCAAATAGTGCAATACAAGTTACAAGCACAAAAGCTGATGGAAGAGGGTTAGCAGTATTAGCTACAAGCTCAGTTGAGCCTTTTACAGTAACTCAATTAGGAGCAGGGAAATTAGCTGAATTTGTAAATTCAACAGGACCAAAGTTTACTATTTATAATAGTGGTGAGTTTGAAGCAAATGGCGGTACTTTGTATGCTAATTTAGCAGGTACTACTGCAACCTTTACAGGATTATTAACAGGTGCAACTGCAACCTTTACAAACTCAGGTGCTGGAATAGGTGTAGGTGTTACAAATAGTGGTTCAGGCGATGGAATAAAAATAACACATTCATTAGGCAGAGCGTTTAACATATTATCGAGTTCGACAGGTTACGGCATTATCATAAATAACGAAACGGCATCTACTTCAGTACCTTTCACGATTCAAAAGCAAGGTTCTACTGTTATTACAATGACAGATGCAGGGGGTGCTACTTTTGGTGGAGCAGTTGGAGTTACAGGTCAGCTAACATTAGGCTCAACAATTACAAACGGAACATACACCTATACGCTACCATCAGCGACAGGTACTTTAGCTTTGACATCTGCTTTGAGTGGTTATTTACCATTGAGTGGGGGTACGCTTACAGGAGATTTAACAATTGATTTAACTTCACCAAATCTATATTTAAAAAGAGCAAATACTTCAAGCAATGCTGCACTTAGATATAATACAGGTGCTACGCTTGATTGGTATGTGGGTACAGGAGTTAGTGGTTCAAATTCTGATTACCATATATATTCAGGCACTACAAATGCGGATGCTTTAACAATTTTAAAGTCCACAGGAGCAGCTACGTTTAGTTCATCGGTTACTGCGACATCTTACGTATTAAATAACGGTACTTTTAGAGGTGGGTTATTTACATATAATTCAATTGCAGGTACAGGAACTGATTATGGTGCAACAATATTTGCAGAAACCTCATACAACATTTATTTTTGTCCTGGTGGCTCTGCTACAAAACAAATGACCATAACCTCAGGTGGTGTAGGTATAGGAACAACAAGTCCGAGTTATCAACTTCAATTATCAACTGATAGTGCAGCAAAGCCAACAAGTGCCTTATGGACTATTGCATCAGATGAAAGAATAAAAGAAAATATAACTCCATATACAAAAGGTTTAGCAGATTTACTTCAAATTAATCCTGTAAATTATGATTACAATGGATTAGGTGGATTTAATAAAGGCAAAGGTGGTGTTGGTATTATAGCACAACAAATCATTGATATACTTCCAGATAGTGTTGGTTCAGTAAAAGGTAAATTAAACGAGACGGATGAAGAAGAAATTGATATATTGAATTTTAACGGTCACGAATTAACCTACGTATTGATAAATGCTATCAAAGAGTTAAAAGCCGAAATAGATTTACTAAAAGGAATAGCACCTATTGAGCCGATAGTACCAGAAGATACGACTGAGCCGATAATACCGACTGATAATAATTTAGAATAAAACAAGTACATTTGATAAACCAAAAACAAAAATGAAAACCAAAGAAGAATTACAACCAGAAGTACAACCAGAAGTACAAAAATTAAAAGTTGAATTAACAGTACAAGAATGGGAGGCAGTATTAGCAGTAATAGAGCAAAGCACAAGTCCGCACATTCAAGTTAAATCAGTAGCCGCAGAATTAGTTAAACAGTTACAACCGCAAATAAAAGATGACAAACCATAACGCCGATTTAGCAACCATATTAAGCATTTCAAGTGCCATAGTGAGCATTGGAAACTTTCAACCATTAGTTACCTTATTAGCCTCTTTGGTTGCCATTATCAGTGGATTATTTGCGATTAGGTATTACTACCGAGCAACTAAAAACTTAGATGATTAAGAACGGACTGATATTTTTATTGATATTAATGTCCGTTTTTTTGTTTTCACTTAAACGGAAAAATAAAACGATTACAACAACTAAAGTTGATACAGTTATAGTCACTAAAGAATTTACCAAGTTTACAAAAGGCGATAAAATACCATTTAAGATTTTAGACACTATTTATAAGCAAAATTATGATACTACCTACATTGTTAAAGATTATAACCAGGCTAAAGAATTTACTGATAGCATCAGACAAGATAGCAACCTCTTTGTCATCCGAGATACCATCAGCCAAAACAGAATCATCGGCAGGTCATTCCAAGCCAAAATCCAAGAAAAAACCATAACAATTACAAACAATATACAAGCCAAACCTAAATCAGCTTTATACATAGGATTTAGAAGCGATATAAGGCAAGATATGAGCAGAGTGGAACACAACATTAGCCTATCATTTAAAACTCGGCAGAGGGGCTTATTTAGCGTCGGTTATGGAATGTCTGGGTATTCAATCGGTTATTCATTAAAATTATAAATATGGCAATCAAACAAAATTTAACAAATCCGTTACCTGTATCATTTAAAGATTTTAGCAAAAATCCAGTAGTTGGTACAATGTTTTTAGTCATCATTGGCATTAGCGTTCTATACATAGACATTAGAGGTAACTTTAATAGTCAATTAGAGGCTCAGAGTGCTAAGATTGAAAAGCTAGAAGCCAAGATGGATGCTATGGGGCAATCACTAATTAAGTGCGAGAGCGCAATGAGTGGAGCATCTGCAAAGTTAAGCACGTTGGAGTCATTAGGTAAAATACAGAAAATCAAATGAGATATTTAGCATTCATACTGCTTTTATCTTCATGTACAACGGCTGAAGTTGAGCAGGTAAATAAATACGATACTTTATTATTAAAAATAGAGCAAAGTCAAAAGGTAATGGATAGCAGTATTGTTGAGGCTACAAAGAAAGAGGCTAAAATAATTAATAAAACTGTTCAAAGCATTATTCAAGACAAAAAGCAAATAGCAGAATTAGTTACTCAGGTAGCTGAAGCAAAAGCAAACACAAAGGTAGAGATTCAAGTGCAGACTATCAGGGATACTGTTTTTGTTACAGAAAAGAAAAACTTTTGGGGTAAAAGTAAAAAGGATACATTATGACAGAGTTTTTTAAAGATGAGAACGGAAATCTAAGCATGAAGCGTTTATGCGGGTTGCTTTGTGTAATTGCCTTATGCGTTACTATGTATCATAACTCGTTTAGTGAGGAACATACTGCACCATCGGCTATATTGGTTGAATCAGTAGCTTTGTTGGCATTTGGTTGTCTTTCATTAACGAGTGCAGATAAAATATTTAAAAAGAAATGAAACTATCTACACATTTAGATTTATCAGAGGTTATACGTAGCGATTCTGCTAAACGTAACGGCATTAGCAACATGCCAACAGGTGAACATATAGCAAACTTTATGCTATTGGCTGAAAAGATATTTGAGCCTATCAGAGAGCACTTTGGCGTTCCTATTCATATCTCATCCGGGTATAGAAGCAAAGAGTTAAACGCTAAGATTGGCGGAAGTGCAACCAGTCAGCATTGCAAAGGTCAGGCGGTTGATATTGATATGGATGGCAGTACAAATGGAGTTACTAATGCTGATGTTTTTAATTATATAAAAGATAATCTTCCATTTGATCAGTTGATATGGGAGTTTGGCAATGAGGACAATCCTGATTGGGTCCATGTTTCTTATGTGCCGAATGGAAGAAAACAAATCTTAAAAGCATTTAAAATGAACGGAGCAACCAAGTATTTTCCTTATGCGTAAGCATGAGAT